ATTTACCTGGCTTTAATATTCTAAGTTTTTGAGGTGAAGGGATGACTACACCAACGAAGTAAGTATTCACACCATCGGTGTGAGATATAACTTGCTCCATCGGAATGTGAACTCTGTCTAGTGCAGAGAATCTAATTCTGTATGTATCATTACCTACTTTTTCCAGGCCAGTAGTGATAATAGAAAAATCACCAAGATCATTAGAGAATACTAATCTTGAATTCTCTGGAGGTGGCACACCGTGCTGTAGGAACACGGTGAAATATTGTTCCTTTATCCACTTACCAGAAGACGGGATTAGAGCAAAGTCTCCTGGGTAACTGATGTTGATATCTTCATTATAAATTAAGCGGAAGAGCAACTTTAATGAATTCTCAGTGCCCTTACCTTCATAAATCTGATTTAAAAGCTTGATCAGATTTCTTTTATCATATGCAATTGTTTGTGGTAGCTCTTTGGCGTAAACATCATAGAATCTTGTTATTTCATCATCTAATGCTAGATCTGGATCTAATTCATTTAGATGATTGAAGATTTCTCCGACGGGAGCCGTTCTCTGTTTAATGTAAGAGTAATATAAATCTATGAATGCTTGGTAGAGTGGATAATTATCCACCACATTATTTTGATAATTTACCATTGCTTATTTTAGATATTCTTCTACCAGAATGTAATTATTATCAATGAGACCAGAAGGGCCGTCTTTGAGATTTGCATCAAGAGCCAAAATTTGATTGTTCTTGGTTGATATATTTAAGTCGACCGTTTTGGTCTTGAGTTTAACTACCTTGACTATAGAAGTAACAAAATTTGATACGTTGATTGCTATCTTAACCTCGCCGGTTTTTAGATTAATCGTACCCACAGATCTCATCAATTGATTGTCTGCATTATAAGCACCAACATTTGCTACGGTCTTAAAAGCATCGGTATAAGAATCAGGGATCTGTTTCAGAGAAACGATTACATTCTCTGAGTTATTCAGCATGTAGAATTTAGTAGATGAAATCGATCCATCTTCAATTTCATTGTTGAAACCAAACAATACATTGGTGCTCACACCAATGTAAGGCACAATATTTTTGACAATGTTTACTTTGATATCAACCGAGGTGATTGAAGAATCAATGGATAAACAACTTCTAATCAACTGAGAATGGATGTATTCTGAATTAAAAGAAGATATATTAGAAACATATGTAGAAATAACATTTCTAACATAACTTTCAATCAACGACTTAGTTAAGAGAGTCCTATTCTTTTGGTATTGAACTTTAGTATTGAATTCTAAAAATGTATATTCTGGATCAACGAACTCTGGGGTAATAGTCACCAAGGAATTTTTCTTGATTACTGGCAAGATCTGAGTAGTTTTTACATAATCGGAAATTGTAAACCCGGAGACAGGTTGTAAAGATAAAAAGATTTTACCAAATACTTGAGGTACATTATCTTCACCACCCCAAGAATTTACCGATTTGATAAACGGAAAATTGGAAATAAGTAAAGTAGAATAATCCGAAGATGTTACTGCTCGGTTCTTAGACTTATTTGTATTAAGCGCATTGAACTTAATAGTTGTGATTGAATCTTTTAGTGAACCACCAAATGCTACTTGAGTAGTTTCGGTTGATTCAATATTCACACCACCATCAAATGTAATTCCGGATGCATCAAAAAATCTGCAACCGTTTGGTAAATCTGGAGATGTAGATGCAAAATAATCTACTTCAATCACACTACCATCAACTGGCTTTTTACCAAGGATATTATCCCCAAAGTAAATTTCAAACTGTCCGGTGTACGACTCTTGAAGATAGTAAACTTCGGCTTCGCGCTCGACGTCAAACACATTAGATGCTAATCTGTATTCCGTTTTTTCTATGGAATTAGCAGAATCCTTTACAAACACACGTAAAGTACTAGTATCAATGTTATTGTTGGGAATTGTGAAAATTGATCTAATATTTATTAGTGAATTTACTGTAAATGAATTAGATAAATAAACACCAGAAACTAGATTAATGCCCGCGAAAACATGTCGAGTGCCATTAGTTTCATCTAATTTTGAATAATAATCATTTTTTGCAAGAAACTGATAAGAACCAGAATCGTTAGAAGAAGTAAAAATTGAGCCTCGGGGAATATAAAATAAATTACTTTGACTAGAAAGACCAGAAGTATATGCATTAACAAAAGCGTTAGAACAAGTAACGGACTTTGGTGTGTAACCAAGTTCTTTTGCTCTAGAAACTACTGATCCGCGTTTTTGTGCAGTATCAAGAAAACTCTCAGAGTGTAGCATATTTGCATAATATGCATTAGTATGAGTATTATATGCAAGAATGTCGATTATCGAGTTTAAAGCAGAGCCTTCAAAATTATAGTCGGTGAACGTTGTGTCTGAGTTCTTGATATAATCTATGATTGCGGCTTTAATCTGATCAAAGTCTAGATCAATTATTGGTGTTGTGGCCATAGTTTTAATTCTTTATTGATTTATTTAATGCTTATCTAAGACGTTCTACAAGTATATTGACTTCAAAAGGTTCTTGAAGATTAATAATTTGGCCAACAACTGTGCATGATAGCGAATTTTGATTATCAAAAGATACAGAAACGGATTGTACATATACTCTAGGTTCATAAGTATTAATGTATTTTCTGACTTCATCCTCTATAATAATTTTCTCCACAGCCGTATTCAATTCAAACAGAGAATCAAATAATGGTGACTTAATCTCTTGGTGGAAAGGCTTATCACCTTCTCTAAGTAAGAGCAAATTAATAACAGCCTGTTTGACGGCATTTATATTTTTCTTTATTGTAAGATTATAAGAATCCGGATGCTTTGTAAAGCCAAAATCAACATCTACATAATCTCGAGAATTTCTAGTTAGTGTTACCATTTTATGCCTCTAATTTCAAAAGACCTTGACCTTTTGTCTTGTCATTCATCAAAGTAAGCGTCTGGTGTCTGCTTCCAGCAGAATTATATGAGATATGAATCCACGGAAGTCTAGTCCCTGTAGTTTTATATTCCAACAATAATTGATCATAAACAATATTGGCTTTAATCCATAAAGCAATATCATAGTAATCTGACTTCGAAGCACCGGTAAATTGCATGTCAGCTGCCATACCACGATTGTGTTGGGAGCCAGTTGTACTTACTCGGAAAGCAGAAGTCACAATCATATTTGGATATTTAGCCTTAATCGGATCAAGACAGTTTTCTGCCAAGTTTTTGAGATTACAAGCAATCTGTGCCTTGGTAAGCCCGTTCTGTGCCGTAATTTTGTAATGAGATACAACAGCATTTGATGAAAGCATGCCGATGGTGAAGTATTTAGATATTTGTGTTGTGTCTGGAATATTATCTTTATTCTCAAACATTGCACATGAACTTGGTATTAGGGCTTCTTTCACGGCTGCAGGTTCCTCATCTTTTTCTATAGGTTTTGCTGCTTTACCTTGGTCTAATTCTTCTTTGGTGATATCGCCAGACTTAATCTGTTCCGCATGGTGAGCATCTACCTGAGCTGGGTCGGCATCATCAAACTTAATCGTTTCTGCACCCAAGAAGTTTTCTGGTATTCTTTTTTCATAATCATTGGTTTTACCAGATCTGGCAGAAGGTGAATTTACTATAGCAGAACCAGAATTTAAATTTATCATTGAAGAATCTATATCGGTTGAAGAGCCAGATTTCATAGAATTTTGGCCACCAACACCTTGTACTAAATTGCCACCAATTTTCCAGTTAACTGATCCACCAACATTATATGTTAGATCTCCATCTACTTCTACTGCCATATTACCAGCAACATAAAGCTTTACATCAGAGCCGACCGATATTCTTGCCGTGCCGTCAATATAGACATAACCGTTGCGCTCGGTGATTGAGTAATTATCACCTACAATCTTATTAACCGTATTGCCGTACTTATCAATTTCGGTGTAAGTGCCGGCAGTGTGATACTGGCTTATTCTTTCATTGCCCGGGGTATCATCGAATTCAATTGTATGACCAGATTCAGTTGTATGTACTTTGTTATATGGATATTGTGCATTATATGCCGGTGCTGGTTCATCGAATGTTTCTCCAGCAACATTTGGAATACCAGTCATTCGCTTTTTGTTTCTAATATCAACTGATGTATTCAACACATTGCGTCTTGCCAAACGAGAAGTATCTTGTTCATTTAGCATTGCAGTAAGTGGATATTTTCCTGATGGATCTTTAAACCCAGACACACCTACTGGTCTATTTTTAGAAGCAGTACCAGAATTAATTTCTGATTGTGTAGCAGATCTGTTTACATCATTCTCAGGAGCATTTGGCTTAGTAAATTCTTCGGTTACTTGCTTTTCTGTCTCTTGTGAGTTATCAATTATCTTACATAATTTAGAGTATGTAACCACTTTGGGATAATCAATAGCGTAACCCCCCGGATTAACTTTCTTGGTACAGGTAGATAATGCTTCTTCTAAACTATTAAAACTCAGCCGGCCGCGGCCGCCAAATGAATTTATGAAATATTGTGCTACAGATTTTGCGGCGACCTTTGGATCATTAATCTGCGATGGATCAGACTCAAGATCTATACCAATTTTAGAGCCGATATTTTTATAATTACTTCTAAAAGTAATTTGAATAAAGCCACCACCACGGAAATTATATCCATCTCCTGATACTTGATCTTTATTTCCATATCTATTAGCATACACAAAGTTTGCAAGTTTCTCTTCGTTACCAAGATACTGTGCAGTTTCGGTATCAGTTAACTTACTGAAGTAATTTGGGTAGACAGTTTTCAGTCTGGATACTGTGGTATAATTTAGACTTTCACGTTTTAATTTAAATGCACTCTCTTTGGCAATGTTAGAAAGAATACCTATTAATGCATAGGGATCTTTGATGCCGAAATTTAATAGAGTTTCATATACCAAAGAAACATTATTACCAAACTTAGCTACCATTTCTGTTATATCTAATGGTGGTATTAAATTGGTGTCAGTTGCAACTGGAGTACCAGATGAATCTGTTACTGCTTGGCCAGAAGAATCCGTAAGTGTTCCAGCAGATGATTCAAGAACAGTGGCATTAGGTACTGTAATAGAAGAATTAACTTCTTCTATTAAATTAGAAAGTGGATTTTTGTATAGAGGAATTCCAGCAAAAGAACCTAATATTATTGGTTGTTGCTTTGATTCTCCGTCTTGAAAAAACAAAAATACCGTGGTGCCTTCTAAATACTGAGGTACAGCATCACCAATACCCGATAAAGAAGCAGAAGAAGCTGGCATCAACGGTATGGCCCATGGCAAATCTTCGGTTGGAATATCTACCATAGATTCTGTGTGTACACCAAAAACACGAACTTTTACTCTACCAAGCTTCAATGGGTCCGAGATTCTATCCTCTATAATACCTAGATAAAAATTATTCATTGAGAAATTTCTTTAACAAAAGAGTCAGAAATTATTTCCATTTCCATACTATGTTTACCTGCTATAATTCTGTGTCTTATCGCTGTGATGAGATACTTACCAGTGAAATATTCCGATTCGGCATTAGTCTTTATATCATCACTAGCAATTTCACGGCCCTTAGGTGAAGTGTAGTTTATAGTCTGTCCTATTTTTATATCAGTACGACCGAACACTTTAATATTAAACTTAAAAGCCCTAATCTGCTCTAGTAGTGAATTTCTCTGAAGCATAGTATCATGTATTCTTTGTGACTTAAACGATCCGTTTAGATAATCATTTTGTCCAGCAAAGTGAATTGATGCTTTGAGATTTTTGTAAAAATTCTTCGATTTCAGTGGAGAATTGTTAGTATGATTACCCTTTGAAAAATCTTTCAGATAATCATATTTCGTTTTCTTAATCTTCTTTGTAGTCAAATCATAAGTGTAAAGGATACCACCATACATGCCAGCCGATAGATTTCTCATATAATCGAATGTCACTGGCATTTCTACCAACTCAACAAATGAATATCTCTTTTCAATATCACCACCAATAGCTGTAGTTGAATTCACATCAGACAAAACATAATCTCTAGCTATGGGTGCCGACAACAAAGAATCTATAGATGTATATTTGTATTCTTTGTTGTTTTCATAGAATAGAAAATTAGATATGCCTCTTTTATTTAAGCTCTTTGTTGTGAGCCAATTGATTGTCTGCATCGGACTCCAATACGGAGCAACAAATGAATAATCGTTTGCTGTAGCATCAAAGTCAATTTTCTTCTCCGAGCCGAGACCGTATACTTTATTTGTGAAGATTTCCTGAATAGTCTTTGTTATATTGCCCTTGAAGGACTTAGATATTTTGGAATTAGTTGAACTGATTAATTCTAATGAGCAAAAATGAAGTAAATACGTTGATGATCGTTTGTTTTGAACTAATTCCGAGAGTTTATAAACGTAGAATTCTTTTATAATACTCTGCACAAGAGAAGGTGTTTGTATATCTATATAAAGAATTTCTTCGCCGATTATCGGTAAAGTATTAATAAGATCCAACGAATCTTGAATTAATAGATATCCCGACATTGTGTTTGAAAATATATCTTCGTATATTGTCATATCATAAACGACAGCAGAAAGATCAAGAATCTTACCATTGTTAGATCTTAGATCAAATCTTCTTATGTTTATCTCACCTGGGGTGGTGATTGAGGTTTTAATTTCAGCCATTTAGAGCATCAGAAAATTGTTTAACAAAATCACCAAGTAATTCTGGTCTCATTATTTTAATAAGGCGTTTTTCATCATTGATTCTGTCTTCGTACTCATAGAAAGTTTCCGAAAAATAGTATGTGTTATCTGGTACTCCGGGATTGCTCGGTGGAATCCAAGCATTGTCTTTTGAGTACACCTTAATTTCACCGACAACATTCTTATCTGCATCAAGCCAGTGTTTGATTGCATTCTTGTCGGCACCATATTTTTCTTCACAGTACATTTCTAATCTATAGTTGTTGCGCGGCCATTCATTTTCTAGATCATGAATCTCGTTGAATATGAGAATGACCCAGTGGTAAGTAGCTGCGCCGTAATATGTTTTTGCAATTGATTGAGCAGTTTCGCCGTTGCTTATTTCATATTCTTCAAACAGATCCGTATAAGGAGCATATTCTGAAATGAATCGAGCACGAGTTAAAATGTCTTTTGCTATATTTTCAACCCCGTTGAATTCATACGTGGTGTACGGTAAGTTTGAAAAATATGTCATGTTTAATATCCAGATGTTATAGATGATTCTCTGTCCCAGATACGGTTTCTGTCGACAAGTTCCAATTCCTTAAACTTCATTAAAACAGATACTTCTGGTGACATACCATCTGGCAAATTACCCCAAGTTGATCCAGAACTATAGCTAACATTTATGTTTTCTAGAACACAAGTCGTAATTCTTGGTAATGCTGTATTTTCTGTGTTACCCTTCATGAGACTGATCTCAAATTCTGCAGGGAATGTATAGAAAAGTTTGCCGCCATCTAATTCAGGGGAAGCATAATATCTAAGAGTTCGAATAATTTCTTGGATCGTTGTAGATTCAAGAGCATTCTTTGGTGCAAAGACATAATTAAAGTTAAATGTTCTGAAAGAAATTTCGTTAAACAGAATTTCTTTCTTCGAATTT